TCTAAGGTTAGTAGCCCTAATTTTAAGATTACCTGTACCATTATCATGTATAATTGAATCACTACCATCGTGATAGATTTCTAAATCTTGACTAGCACCTAGTCTAATCTTTTCGTTGTCGCCTAGATCCAACCTGTCGACAGAAACATTACCAAGCGAAACAGATGTGCCACCTGAACCAAAGATAGCATCAATGGTGTCTAGGTCTGCGTTAAGTTTAATACCCCAAGTATCTTCGGATGCACCTGGTTCTGGTTTAGTTAGGTTTAAGTTTGTTGTAAATGTATCTGCCATCTATGCTGCCTTTTGTTTATCTAATTCTGTCCAAGTAGTTGATGGGTTTGTTTGATCGGTCCAAGTTGCTGCGGCAACATTTTGATCTGTCCAAGTGTCCGATGGAACTACAATATCTTCCCATTTTAGCCCACCTATCGCTATAAGTGAACTTGTTTCAGCAATGGTTGAAGCTGCTGAGAATATTATACCACCACTTGCAGCAAAGCCTGAACTTTGTGCTACAACTGCTTCACCCTTGGCTGTAATGAAACCAACACTTATAAAGTCTGAGTTTGCGGCTATGGTTGCTTGAGCACGATCTATTTGTGTGCCTTCAGCATTGAAACCTGAAACAGCTTGTATGGTTGCTGTCGCTTTATCAATCTGTGTACCTTCTGCACTAAAACCAGAAGTAGCAGCGATGACTGCTGTTTCAACGTGTATTTGTGTGAGTGTGCCAGCTCCAGAAGTTGTGGCTGCAATAGTTGAAGTTGCCTGTATAGCAAGCTCATTCCATTTGGACCTGCCGTAAAAGCCCTTATTGTAGCCTATGCTGGCCATGCGTTATGCCAAGGTTATATCTAAGTCACCAGCATTGAATCTGAATACATCCCCTGTGCTAACAACTTTAGATGAAGTTAAATTTGCATAAGCCATTAAGTTGCCACTGGAAGAAGCATCAAAAATACCAACAGCTACAACTGTGCCATAGTTGGCTGTTGCAGTTGGGTATTCTATTGCTGCTGTATTACTTGCTTGTGTTGGGTTTGTGCCTGACACAGTAAAAGCAGCAGTTTTTCTGGTGTAACCACCCCCTGATACTTCAGTACCGCCACCTGTATCGGTAGGAGCAACTGTATAAAGTGCTACATATAATGTTCCAGGAGCAGTATAAGCACTGCCACCAAAAACGTGTTTTAAAACTTTATCTTCTAAATAATCTGAAAATCCTGCCATAATTTATTCCTTACTTCATGTGGTAAACATTTCTTTTTGATTTGCCGTAGGTCTTTCTTCTTTGCATTAAAGATCCTTTGCCAAATTCAGCTTTCTCTTGTTCCATTTTGATTTCCTCTAGGGCCTTTTCAAATAGAGCAGAAAACATTGCTACTCTGTCATCTTCCATTAAATAGATAGATGCGTGCTTTAATGCTCCATACAAGTAAACATCTTGATGGTTAGCCAAAACAAAATTACTTGTGTTGGTATCGCTTAAAGCATCAACTTTTGCGTAGTAGGTTAATTGTAACGTATAACTGCTGTCAGGTGTAGGGGCAAGTTCGATTGTTGAATCAACAAACGCATAATATACTGGTTGCCCTGTCGAATTGTTAATTGATTTTCTATAAACATCTAAACTTTCAACTGATTGTTGAAACAAAGGGCTAAAGTTATTTGATGCTATTTCGACATTAATACCTTCTAACCAATCGGTTGGTAATGATAAGTATTGAGCATCTGCTGTGGCAGTAGCTCTTTTGATCATTTCTTTTGTTCTTATTCTTCTATTTAGTTCACCCTCGACACTATCAATAAACATATCCATCTGACCTGTTAGGTCTGACCTATTTAAGTAGTTTGCTATGTTTGTTTTTAGTTCAGAGTAGTTCATACCTTACCTTTCCATGTTCTAAATAGTTTGTTGTCTGGGTCGTTTAGCCATTTCTTCCATGCTGCTCGATCATTCACCCAACCTTCTCTTACAGCTTTATTATAAATTATTATTGGCACTTCTGCGACATGACGTAAATCTTTACCAGGTTTGTTGTGACTAAGCATTTTAACGTGCTCTAAGACTGGTTGAATGTTTTGTTGAGTGTGAACGTGATAAGCCGTATCACTATTGTTATCTAGTTCTTGAGTAACAACAGCAGATTTAAAATCTTTTTTACTATCTACGATTGTAGTTTTTTTAGTGGACATAAAGAAAGTGGGAGAGCCGAAGCTCTCCCTAATTAAAACTATCCTGTTAAGTCAGCGACTACACCATGAGCAGCTTCGTTGCTCATTTCTAGTCCGTACTCAGCGACAATCATTTTAGTTTCAGCATCACCAATTTTAGCAATGTCCTGAACATTAAAGTCTCTTAGGAAAGATACTTTTGCATATTCTGGATCAACTAATAGTAATGATCTTTCTCTACTTAGATTTGATGGTACGATTTTTAGATCGCCAAAATCAGAAGAGTAGATAGAAACAGATGCTTCTACAGTGTTGACATCAACAAATTGTCTTGCTTGTGATCTACCTGTAAAACCAGAAATAACTTGTTTGTTAACTGGACCACAGATTGCTATTGATGGTTCACCACCATTTGAAAAACAAGATTGTAGAACACTCTTAAGTAGAGTTTCTGTTAATGCTCTTTTATTAGCATTACTTGCATCTGTTGGAGCAGCACCAGCAGCATTACTAGCACCACCTGTTCCTCTTGAAACATTAGATTCCATCCAAGATTCAAAACCACCAGTAACTCTTGCTGTTGAAGCATTACCAGTTGTTTTAGAACCATTCTGACAAAGAGCTACTTCCATGTCTCTCTTTAATGCTTTTGACATTATAGAAAGTTGGTGAGCCATTTCAGACTTCTTGCCTGCTGGATCAGAAGATTCTTGTGAACCTGATACTGTTGCATCTCTTGATGAAATTTGACATACGTTTGAGACTCTTGTTGTTGCAGTTGCTGCACTTCTTGAAAGCTCAAAACCTTCTAATTGACCTGCACCACTTGCTGTTGGAAGTGATTCTGTTTGCCAATCGAATACTACATTTTTTACGTTATTTTTGCCTATTGATGACATAAACGGTGTTTGCTGTGGAGAGATGTTATATATCACATTGGATAATGCTTCTCTGTCAGCTTGTGCTGAATATGTATCGAAAGCGTTAGTTACTTTTGCCATTTTATTTACTCCTAAAAGTTAAAGTTAATCTATTAAATTTTCAAAGACTTTTGCTGCATCACGCAATTTGCCTGACTTAGCTAATCTCTGTTTTGCTTTTTTCAAAGGAGTTGCTGTTCTAGGTTTGTTAGCACTGCCTGGTTTACCTACTCTTGCTGGAGCTTTCTCAACTGGCTTCTTTTTAATAGCTTTGCCTGTTTGGTGATGTAGCCATGCTCCTCTTAAACCAAGTAAAGCTCTGTAGTCATAGACTTGATTGATTTCATCTTGCGAATAACCAAGTACATCCATGGCGTACTTTGCGATACTTTGTTTCTCTTTAAGAGCAACGTCTGCATCTTTCCATTCAGGTACAGCTTCAAGAAGTTTCTGATTACCAAGTTCAACGGCTTTTTGTATTTCTGCCTGTTGTCCTGTCAGTTGTTCTTGCTGAAGTCTTTGTTGTTCAGCTTGCACAGCTTTGAACTTTTCTTTCTTCTCGTTCCATACATCTTTTTCCCTTACATAAGCAATGGGATCTGATTCATAGAGAGACTTCCAGTCTGGTTCATTAGCAAGTTCACCTTCTAATGTCTGTTCCATCCTAGGTAGCAATTCTTTGTAAATCGCATCCTTTTTCGCTAACTCTGCTTGTTGTGCTTCAAAGTCTTTTCTTTGTTGCGACAATTCTTGAGTCTTACGAGTGTAGTCTTGTTGACGTGAATAACCTTGTTGGAGTTCTTGTAACGTGACCTCTTGTTCTTGTCCGTCTATTTTAACGGAGTAAACGTTTGGTTGTTCTTCTTCCTCAAACGATTCTTGTTCGTCTAATTCTACTTCTTCTTCTTCTGTTTCTTCAATATCCTCGTCAATGTCATAATCATCTTCGACAACATCTTCTACAGCTTCTTCTTCGGCTTCTTCAACTTGCTCTTCTTGTTGCTCCTCTACTTCTTCAGTGGGAGTCATAAGATTTTCAAACTGATCAGCCGTTTTCTGTAATTCGGTTTTAAATCCAGTCGATTCTACGTTGCTGGGTTCACTCATAGTTTAATCCTATAAAGTTAATAGTTATATGTATTTTAAAGAATTTAAGATGAAATAAAAATAAAATTACTTTATTTTTTCTAACTGACTTTTTGTAATCTTACCCTTTTCTACTAATATGCGAAGATGTTTCTCAACAGTAGTTAAGTTTTTAATCGCTAAGTATAATTTTTCTCTTAAATTTGAATCTAATTCTTTAGAGTCTTGCCACATATTTAGGTATTCAGATTTTAGATTTTCAAAAGCTAGTTTGAACACTTCACTATTTAAAATAGTTTCTGCTTCGTGACCTTGTTGTAGTTGTGTTTGTTTATCTGACATTAACGAAGTTGATTAAATCTTTCATAATCGAAATCAATCATGCCACCACCGCCCATTCCTCCGCTAAGAAAATCTATTGGGTTTGGCATACCAGGATTAGGTACTGGCATTGGCATTGGTGGTTGAACTGGAGGTTCTTCTTTAGGTGGTAAGACTGGCCCAAACATTGAAAAGCCCATTGGTTGTGCTTGTGAATAACTAATACCAGGTGCAATCATGTTAGCAATGTTTTGTCCACCAGCTATAGACTT